AAAGAAGGAATGATTCATGGCATGGTAGAACATATTATGACAGAAGGTGGAACATTAGGGACACCTGGAACAGAGTATGCTCTTGAGTCAATGCCTCCAGAAAATCCAGCAATGTCTGTAAGAATTTACAAAGAAGAAAAAGATGGTTGGGAGCCAACAGCATATAGCATTGGAATGATGTACAAAGATGCAGAGGTGATTGATGTTGACAGTCATTCAATGGAAGATGAAGAAGATGACGATGAAGAGGAATCAAACATGGACTCATATGATAATTACATTGGTAAAGCAAAAAAGCCTAACTATGGAGAAATGATTCAACCACGTAGTGGTGGTTCAACACCAGCAAATCCAAAGTTATATGCACGAGTTGTGCAAGCAGCAAAAGATAAGTTTGATGTTTATCCTTCTGCAGTTGCAAATTCTTGGGTAGTACAAGAATATAAACGTCGTGGCGGAACATATAAATCAGATTCACAGTCTACGACAAAAAGTATTTGGGATGGATCTTTTGATCCAAAGGGATTAATTAAATAATGCCAAAAAGAAAATCAACAGCGTTTAATCCAACACAGATTAAGGATGGAAGAATTGTTCGTCTTAGAAAAGACGGAACGGTTAAAGCAGATCTTGGTCCATATTTAAATAAATCACAAAAGAAGGTTAATCATGGCTGATACATATACACCAAATGCTGGCATGAAGGCTGCTGCTCGTCGTGCTTTAAAGTGGAAAGAAGATGGCAAGGCAACAGGTGCTGGAACTCCAGTTGGCTGGGGTAGAGCAACAGATATAGTTGCTGGTAGAGCAATGTCTTTAAGTACTGTTAAACGTATGTTTTCTTTTTTTTCTAGACATGAAGTAGATAAAAAAGGAAAAGGTTTTTATGATGGTCCAGAGTTTCCATCTAATGGAAGAATTATGTGGGATGCATGGGGTGGAGATGCAGGATTTGCCTGGAGCCGTGCTATTGTTGAAAGAGAAAAGAAACAGGTAGAAAAAATTTGGCAGGGAACTGCATTTGACTTAAGAAAGTAGGGGGGGCGGTATGGAAAATTTAGAAAAAAATGAACTAATTCAATTGGTTCTATTTTATAAACAAAAACTATCTGATACAGAGTTAGACTTATTAAAATCACAACTTGAAATTAATAAACTTAATTCAATAAATTTAACTCTAAGTAAGCAGCCAGAGAAAAAATCTAAATAAATGAAGTATTTATTAATTATAGGCTTGACATTGTTTGCCTCTTGGTCTATAATTAACATATCAAATAAAAAAAGAATGATGTTTTTAGGAAAAGATAGATATAAACAAAGTTATATTTATGAAATAATTAAAGATGTTGTTCCAAAACAAATATTTGATAAACCCAAAGTTATAACTCAGTCTCAAAAACATATTCAAAAGAATATGTTGAAGGTAGTAATAACGGAGGGAAAAGCATATTGGATATTGGGTAATGTTTTTTATACTGCAAATGCCATAAACGGCAGGGTAGATGAAGAGACAACAATGCCATTAGATGTTCAAGATATGCCAGCAAAAGAGTTAAATAAAATGTTATCAATACTTGATGACTTAAAACAAGGGGTAGAACCAAATGATAGTGGCAGTACAGGGAACAAAAGATTTTAACCAATATAGCGTGTTCTTACGTGCTATGAGTGTTGCTTTGTCTGGAATGAAAAATGAAGACAATGAATTCATTATTTATTCTGCTGGACCATTAAAAGTAAATAATTTTGTTTCAGAATTTTCCAATTTATCAGAACGTGGAATGAAGGCAAGAGGCAAAAAAATTAAATTTTATAATGTGGCTCCTGCCTGGTTAAATGAAAATATAGATCAGATTAATTATTTTGCCTTTTTAAGTGGTCCAAAAGAGCCAAAATCAAAATTGGTTTTAAGTGCAGAGGCAAACAATGTTGATGTTGGTCTTTTTAGATATTAGGAGAGAAAATGATTATTAAAAGTTTAAATACAATGGAAAAAATTGTAAGCAAAAATAAAAATTTAGTTTGGCAAGGTTGGGATGTTATTGACTTAAAAGAGTCTGATGTAGCAAGAACCTCTCCATTGGGAATTAGAATAAAAGATAAGTGGTATTTGCATAGAGTTTATAAGCCTGGTCGTAATGGTTGGGATATACCAAATAAGTATAAGGATTAATCTTGAAACAGCATTTGTGGAAAGATGAGGCTATATGCTTGGGCCTTGATACTAATATTTATTTTGATAAATATGAAGATCAAGAAGATTCTAGGCATAATGTTGATGCGCTTTGTAAGCAGTGTCCTGTAAAAAAGGTATGTTTTGCTAACGGGGTTTCTGGAAAAGAGTGGGGTGTTTGGGGTGGTGTTTATTTAGAAGGTGGAGAAATTTCAAGAGAGTTTAATAAACATAAAACTAAAAAAGATTGGTCTGAAACATGGCAATCGTTAACAATGGAAAAGCAATGATTATACAAATAATAGGTCTTCCAGGTTCAGGTAAAACAGAACTTGCAAAAGCATTAAAAGAACGTATTAATGCAATTCACCTTAACGCAGATGAAGTTCGTGCAGGAGTTAATTCTGATCTTGGATTTAGTGAGGCAGACAGAATTGAACAGGCTCGTCGCCTTGGTGAGATGGCTCGTCTTATTGCAAAGCAAGGTGTAGCACCAGTGATTGTGGACTTTGTTTGTCCAACAGATCTAACCCGTGCAGCATTTGGTAATCCAGATGCGTTAATTTGGATGAACACAATTGATCAAGGTAGATTTGAAGATACCAACAAGATGTGGGAAGATCCAGAGTATACTACTATTACATTTGTTAATCATTCAATGGATGCAAATGAAAAAGCAAGTCATATTATAGATGCTATGGGTCTTCATGATTGGTCAGCACCTACGACACTAATGCTAGGTAGATATCAGCCATGGCATGAAGGTCACCACGCCCTTTACAAGGAAGCGGGGAAGAGAACAGACCAGGTACTACTTGGAGTTCGTAATACCTATAATACAAGTGAGAAAGATCCTCTTAAGTTTGATCAGGTAAAAGAATATATTGCCAAGGATGAATTTATGGACGGGGCAATGGTTTTACGTCTTCCAAACATCACCAACATTGTTTATGGTCGTGATGTAGGATATAAGATTGAGCAAGTAGATTTGGGGGCAGACATTCATGCTATCTCTGCTACACAAAAGCGCAAGGAGATGGGTATATGAATGTAACCAAACAAAGATCAGCACTTAAGGCTATCACCTGGCGTGTCATTGGCACAGCAGATACATTTGCTATATCTTGGGTAATAACCAAAGAACCAGTAACAGCAGGTGCAATTGCAAGTTTTGAGGTAGTTACAAAAACAATCCTTTATTACTTTCATGAGCGAGGGTGGAACAGGGTTAGTTGGGGAAGAAAATAATGTATACAAACTCTATGCGTAAAGCCTTTCACTCTATAGTTCCTCCTTCTGGTTTTGGTGTAGAGATTATTGACAATGATCACTTTCTTACGGTAAAATTAGATGAGAAAAAGTTTTTACATATGGGGCATGATGATAAAATATCAGCACTTCAATATGTAGTAAAACTTAAAAAAGCGTTAGAAGATTGTGGAGCAATTGTTTTGGTGACAAGAGAAGCCGTTAAATGATTAGCCAGTTATTTAAACTTATTATTTGTAAGTTTAAAAGACATGCGCTTGTCGCTGCTGGAGCGTGTCCAGTTACTGGAAAAAGTTATAATGCATGTACAAGATGTGGAGCAATGATAGCAATATGAAAAAGAAAACAAAAGTATTAGTATTAATAGTATTATCTTTCTTAACTGCCATATCTCTTTGGGCAGCCTCTAATTTCAAAAAAATGTCTGATTTAGATATTTTCAATATAGAAGAAGACTAATGCAAACATTTTTACCATTTCAAAATTATGCAGAATCTGCAGAATCTTTAGACAATAAACGTTTAAATAAACAAATACTTGAGGCATACCAAATACTTAAGGTGTTGTCTGGTCAGTCACCTTCAGGTGCATGGAGAAATCATCCTGCAGTATTAATGTGGAAAAATGCAGAGTATTCATTGAGGACATATGCTAAAACTATGATTTCAGAGGCTAAGTCAAGGGGTATAAAGACAGACAAGAACGAAGCCAATATAGACGCCCTAGAAGCCCTCTGTGGCCCTATATGGGGTACCAATAAGCCCTTCTGGGCTAACTCCTTTGGTCCACATCTAGATAGAATTAATATTACCCATAGGGCTAACCTTTATCGTAAAGATCCAGAGTATTATGCTGAATTTTATGTTGATACAAAAAATAAAAATAATAAGCCCTGTTGTGATAAATGTTTATATTATTGGGTAACCCATGCTGTTAGGGATAGAGTACAATAGTTATTATGGAAATTATCTTTATTCTATTTTTTGCCACTCTATCTTTTTCTTTTTGCATAGCCTATTGGTCTACCCTTAATAGACTTAAAAAATCTAATATTTTAATGGCTGAACTTTTTATAAAAAATGCAGCGCTTGAAGAGTTAACATCTAGAATAAAAAATGATTCTGGAATTTCAGATGATTTGATACATAAAGAAAACTTTATTAAATTTCTTTCTGATTCAAGAGATTGGGCTTTTCAATATATTGAGGAATCCCAAAAAACTATTAAAGAGGTATCGGAAGAACTTAAGAGTAAAGGTTTGTACAACTATTCTAATAAACTTTTATCTTTGTTGCCACCAAAATTGGAGGAAAAGTAATATGAAAGATGTTTTATTATCAACACTAACAGGTTTTGGGTGCGGTGTCGTGTTCGCAGCATTCAAATTGCCAGTACCAGCACCACCAGTTTTTGCGGGAGTCGCAGGAATAATTGGTTTATGGATTGGCTTTACAACACTAACACGAATTATATCCTAGGAGGAATAATGAATAACTTACTAAACGATAAAACAAAGGCAATGATGGCATCATACGGACGATCTGTTCTTGGTGCAGTAATTGCTCTTTATATGGCTGGCGTAACAGATCCAAAAGATTTATGGGCTGCACTAATTGCTGCTCTAGCGCCCGTTGCATTGAGAGCGCTTAATCCTAACGATAAGGCGTTTGGCGTACTGCCAGACACTGGTGCTGTTTCAGATGCACTTAGCAAGATTGTACCTGCTAAGAAGGCTCCAGCAAAAAAGAAGGCTACTGCTAAAAAGAAGTAGTTTATTTTGATAAAGGGGGCAAATTTAAAACTTGCCCTCTTTATTTTTTTATGATGGGGGAAGTATGGACTTTGTATATATTTGCAAAGAAGGCGTTAACGAAGAATTAAAGTATTCTATTAGATCTGTCGTTGAAAGTTTTCCAGACTCAAATATATGGGTTGTTGGTGGTAAGCCTGACTGGTACGTAGGAAACTATATTGAGGTTCATCAGATACATACTAAATATAAAAATGCTGTAGAGAATTTAAAAATGATTTGTTCCTCACCACAAATATCTAATGAATTTGTTTTAATGAATGACGACTTTTATATTATTAAAAAAATAGATAACATAGACACTTTTCATGGCGGGTATTTATTAGATAAAATAAACTTATATCAAAAACTAAATGGTAATTCTAACTATACTAGAAAACTTAGTGCTACATATAAAAGACTAAAAGCCATTGGAATTGATGACCCCCTAGACTATGAACTACACGTACCTATGGTTATGGAAAAACAAAAATTGCAAGAAGTATTAGATAAGAATGACCAGTTTTTATGGAGATCCATGTATGGAAATATATTTAAAGTTGGTGGATCAGAGATGCAAGATGTTAAGGTTTATACTAGAGGTCCATTAGTCTTTAAGTCTTATAATTTAGATATAGATAATCATACATATTTATCTAGTGCAGATAGTTCTTTTGACATTATTTGGAATAATATACTTAAGATTCAGTTTAAACAAAAAACTAAATTTGAGAGATAAGTTCTAAATATTTTTCTTTTAAAATAACTGGAGAAAAGTTTGAAATGCCAATATTATATGCTTGCTCTTTATAAGAAGTTTTATCTTTAACATTGATGTAATTATCAATTGTTTTTGCTAAAGCCTTTGGATCTGCTTCAAATAATTCAAGCCTAATCTTAGTTCTGATCGTTCCTATTGAATCACTTTTAACCAACCATTCTGGCGGTAAAATAAAATTATTGGGAGATATATCTGTCATAAAAACTGGCAGGGCACTCATAAGAGCCTCATTCATAGGTAAACAAAGACCAGCATAACGTCTAGGAAGTACCATGGCATCAAACCCATCATACATATCTTCCCTATTGTCTGGATTACCAATTTCAATCTTAAGTCTAGAATCTTTAATGTTTGTTTCTATTTCGCTTTGGCTTCTAATTACTAACTCATAATCTGCTTTAGAATGCTTAAGCATATCAATTACAGTCTCAGTACCGTTTCTATCTTTTGCTGCTTTTTTACCCGCAATGTGCAATATTCTATTATGGGATTTAGATAAATTATTTTCTTTTACCTTACTAAACAATTCTTCATTTGTTGGTGGTGGAAGGTGAATAACTTTTGTTTGACTACCAAACATTTTCTTTATGTGTTCAATTTGCCATACACTTGGAGATAAAAGTACTGTTGGTAATGGTTGATTGGGGTTTGCTAAATGACCAAACAGTTCGTAGTTATACTGAAGGATAGTCTTTACATTTGTTTTATTTGCAAACCTTATAAAATTTTGATCATAAAATGTTTCACAACTTAACACAACATCTACATCACCTAAAAACATTTTAACTTGTTGAACAGACGGAAAGCCATTACTTCTAATACAACTATACTTTTCATACCACTCTGGATGTTGTTTATTTTTATTAAATGAGGTAGAATCAATTAGAAGAATTTTATCAGGATTAAGCATATTAACTAATTCCCTAGTTTGATTACCAAGACCAGTATTATCAGACCGTGCAATAATTCCCAATCTCATTCTTTATATCCCCAAGTTTCATCATCTACTGTAAATTTGCGGGTACCCTGACGACCATCTAAGTGATAAGAACGTTTAATACTACCTTCAGGATGATATATCCAAAGTTTGTGCATCTCCCAACCTTCTTGATTAAACACTTCATACGGAGATATATCGTCTTGAATTGCTCCATGGAATGTATCTTCTATAAAAAATTTATCCTTACATCTTGGAAGCACAATATTTTTATAATATTTTTTTCTACTTAAATGTGGCCTTTGACTCCATTGTATGGTTTTCATAAACCCATCTTCTAAACCAAACATTAGGTGTTCGTGATCTTTCGGTATGGATGATTCAAAATGAAAACGAATGGTGTTTGCTTTATTATACTCAAACATGTCTAAGCATTTATCCCAGTCTATTGCTACATCTGGAGTTAATGGGGCATCTCCTTCAATGTAAAGCAATAGCGGTGTTTTAATTTCATTGATTGTTTGACGCATCATGTTGGTTTGATGGCTATGCTCTTTAAATACAAAAGGCAATATGTTTTTATCCTCATGCAAGCATTTCCATAAAATACGATTTTTATATTCATCGTAATCTTTTTTACGGTTTTGTTGTTCTTCTCTAAGACCATCTATTTGCATAATAATTTCGTTGTCTGGAAAGTGAACACGAATATCACTAATTGTTTGCTCTATCATATTTGTACTTGGGTGATCTGGAATTACAGAAGTAGCCATTACAATTGTTATATCTCTTTTATGCATTTACTTGCCTCATTAACTCAATAAAAAGATCTCTTTTATATTTAATCCACCAACAAACAACTTGATGCATATCGGATGTGTAATCATTTAATAATTCAGGTAACAATTCAGGCAACTGTTTCCAATTTTCAAAAGTTTTTATTTTGTGATTGCCATCAAATAAAAAATTAAAAAAGTCTGTGTTTCGCATTCTTGGGTCTAACTTATCTCCTATGGGTAAGCAAAGCATTTCAATTGCTTCATAGAATCTAAATGAATCAACAACCATTGCTCCGCTTGGGCAAGGAACAATCTTTGATAAAAACATTTTGTCATAGTATTGTTTTGGTTTTAATCCTTCTGCAAAACCAGTAGTTGGATTATAAAAAGAGTTTGGTATCTCAGGCATAACGGCTGCAAGTTCTTGCCTTCTTTGATGAGTTATCTGTCCTGAAAAAAATACATCATACGATTTATCTTGATACTCTGGTAAATTATTTGATAAATGTTGCGGAACACCTAACGCTAATTTATTATATTGTGAATGTTTTCTGTGCGGGTATTGAATCCAAATCTCAATATTATTATGATCTATCTTATCAACCTTAAAGGTAGCGCTTTCATCTCCAGTAATAAGTAAAACCACCCTACCTATCTTATTTAACTCTTCAGATATTTGATCTTCGTAATCTACATTTTGAGGTCCAGGAATCACAACAAAGGCTCTGTCTGTGTTGGGTAAGGTTGTTACCTTATCTGGTTCAATATTATTTTTATTAAAAAATTGTTTTAATAAACCGTAATCCCACTTATCAGCAGCACAGTCTTCTTGTTTAACTGAATAAAGATATGCTTTAAGATCGTTCATAAAATAAGTGTACCTCATGCTGATAGTCAAGCAATGTTTCTTTGTAGCCAATACCTTTAATAAATTGTCTTAAATCATACAAATATTCTTTCCAATACATCATCATGAACTCTGGGTGTCCAGATAACCAAATCTTGGGTCTGTGCTCTCTAAGGACCTTCTCAGCCCCTCCTAAGACCCTCCATTCACTACCCTCAACATCAAGGGATATTGCTGTTGGTGGCTTTATTCCTTTTTCATAAACAAGAGTATCAATCTTTGTCTGACCATACTTATCTGCTTCATACTGAAGTTCCTTAAATCCATGCGCTGCTTCTATTGGGGCGTTTGCTTCTGGTGGAAACTCATTATAATAAATACGTGCAAGTTTATTATCTTTATCTGATGCAAATCCAGGAATACAAGCAAGAGGCATTTCTAAATCATTAGCACTCCAAAGAAGTGGGAAGTGGGACCAAACCTTTGGATTAGGTTCAAATAAAACAACTTCTGATCCCCACATTTGACATAAAGCAGGCATCTCACCTTCTTCTGCACCAACATAATACATAACATCTCCAGATGAAATGTTTTCTGACATATGCTTTAGTCTTGGCTTTTCCCATCCATGGGGTTGATACCAATCAGGACGTGCAGCACGATGCTCTGGTAAGGTAATTTCAAAGTCACCATTTATTGTTACTTTTTTCATTTCGGTCATTTCTGTAACCATTCTATTAGTGATACTTTTGGCATCCATCCAGTTAAATCTTTAAACTTAGCATTAGACGCAAGAGTTTCTTGCACCTCACCAATTCTTGGCGGGATAAATTTAATATCATTTGAAATCATATTAGCAATATCAAGTATAGAGTAGTTACTTCCATACCCAATGTTATATACTTCTCCAAATCCATTTTCAACTTCAGATGCAAGGATGTTTGCTTCTACTACATCTGATATATGAGTAAAATCTCTACGTTGAGATCCATTTCCAACTACTGTTAATGGCTTTGACTCATTATATTGTTTTAAGAATAGTCCTATTACTGGTGCATACTGACCCTTTAATGGTTGCCTATCTCCATAAACATTAAAATATCTAAGGGATATAGTCTTTAATCCATAAAGGTTATAATAAACTCTTGCAAGGTTTTCACCAAAGACTTTGGCAGCAGAGTATGGTGTTAATGGATCAGGTGATTGTGTTTCTTGGTTTGGAAGCAAAGCCTTTTTTCCGTAAGAAGAAGATGTGCTTGAATAGATTAGCCTATCTACCCTATTAACTCTACAAAGTTCAAGAACATTTGCTGTTCCTACTGCGTTTGATTGAATAGATTTTTTAGGATTTAATATTGCTGGCTGTATTCTTGCATCAGATGCTACGTGAAATACGCAGTCAATGTCTTTAAAAAGTGGTGCAATTAATTCATAGTCACAAATATCATACTTATAGTTTTGTGCTTTATCATTCCAATAGAATTGTTCATGACACTCTGCAGACTCATCATCAACACAAATAACATCATGACCAAGACTAATTAACTTATCAACAAGATTTGACCCAATAAAACCAGCACCGCCTGTAACTAAATATTTCATTTTATATTTAAGGTTTCTAAAATGCTAGACCATCTATGGACATATGTGTGCTCCTTCTTTGTTCTTTCGTGTCCATTAAGTCTGACTGCTTCTCTTGATACCCCGTCTAACAAGTACTTATCTATTTTATTTTTTAGATCTTCAAGGTTGCCGTGTTCATAAAATACAATTTCATTTTCATCCTTAAAG